CGTCTGCACTTGCATTTATTATAGTTTTCTCTGGATTGGTTTTTGTGTCTCATGTGGACCCTACATTTGTAGAAAGTCAAATGGATTACATACAAGGAAACCAGTAAGAGGACGGATAACCGCCCTCTATTTTTTTATTGTGACATTTCCTAAAGAGGCTCTTTCACTAGGAGATAAAGTATTGATGAATATCTTTTGGTTAGCCGCACTTAGCCCTTGAAATTTCTGTGCTAATGGGGATAGCTTACTTGTTAGTTGATTATTAGCGGCATCCTTTAAAAATTGTTTTTGCTGAGATCCTGGTACATTGAATTTTGTGAAAACGTCCGAGGTTGATCCTCCGGTTTGTAAGGCTTTGGCTAACCCTTGATTAACAAGTTTTGAGTTACTTATATTAGCCTTGCTCTGGTCGCTTATCTTATTTATTAAGTTATTACTCGCTTCATCTTTTTTATTCAACAGACCATCGATCCAGTTGCCACTATAGGCGCTCTTTGGGTCTGCAGTTTGTTTTGTTTTGTCCTGTGAATACCTTGCCGCACCTGTTCCGACAAATGCGCCACCTAATGGGTTAGATTCCCCACTACCCAAATACCTTTGCATATTAGGTGCACCCATCGGTATAGGTAGAAAGGATTCCCCCAATGCCTTAACCCTAGCTAAATCATTTTGTCCAGGAGTATTCTTTACACTTGTGATTGGGGCACCTGTTGGTAATTTGTTTGATAGTTGACCAACAATAGTTCTCGCCAAAGGACTCATTTTACTTTGTAATGTGTTTATACTACCTCCTAATACACCTTGCTTTAACATATTGACTCCCCATTTAGAAACGTCACCGATACCAGAACGGAACATGGAGATATAAACACCAGGTTGCACTTGTACTTCTAACTCATGCCCGGCCACGTTTTTATCTGTAAAATGACCACTCAACAAGTAGTTTAAGCCCTCTGTTAATATTCCGGCTCCAATTATACCAGTTGCAAACTGAGAGCGTGCAGCGTTACCACCAGGCCCCTTCGTAAACGCTTGGCCTAATATCCTAGCACTAGAGAACGTCCAGTCAGGAGCAAGTAAACCTAATCTTGATATAGCCTGGACACTTGGGGTTACTCCCATAGATTTCCAATTCAAACCACCATAACTATTATTTACTTCTGAGGAAATTTGCCTTAATCCTTTAGTCACTTCTGCATTTTGCATGTTTGGATTCTTCCCAACAAACTCAGCCGCTTTGTTTTGGAAGTCAGTAACCTTTAACCATCTTTGAATTTTACCGAATAGAAATTCTGTGTTTTTATCGGCTAACTGTCCAGCTTGCTTAATAACTGGAAGATTGCCTACTTTATTAGCAACCCACTCTACTTTTTTCATTCCCGGTTGTTCGCTGAGTTTTCCCTCAATCTTATTTCCAGATAATTGCCTAATGACGTCATAGTTAGAATCAATTTTAGTTGTCATTAACCCATGCTGCGCGCCCCATTGCTCAGCCTTATTGAAGCTTTCACTACCCAACTTGCTCATGGTGTCCCAGTTCTTAATGAAGTCTACGCCACCATGAGTATTGTAGAGTGCTTGAGCTGCTAAAGTAATATGATGGAACAAGCTAAAGCTTAAGTCCACGGTTTTTACCAAGCCTTGGTAAGCTTGTAAATGCCTAAATGCGTCTACCTTCGCCATGTAGTTAGGGTCTGTAATTGAGCGTAACCCCTTCGCTATGCCATCGGGAATAACAAAGTTTTGATGCACTACGGTTGCGGTTCCATCTTTAAGGACCACTGGATGTTCTTTACTCATGCTATCGATTGCTGTAAAGCCTTCTGGTGGTTTTGCGGTTTGGTAGTTTCCCAGTCCTTTGTCTTTTAATGCAGTTGCAAGTTCTCTATTGACGTTTGCTCTCGCCATTTCTTGATTGTGAATACTAAGCAAATCCCCTGCGTTGAGCGTGGCCGGTTCTTTACCTGCTAAAATTCCTTCACCAAGCGTATTAAATATTCTTTCCTTAGAATGTGACGTGTTAGGATTTAAGCCTGGCGTTCTCGTTTCTGTCTTGACCGTTCCACCTGGATCTTGTTTCCATAAGCGATTAGAGTAGTTATCTAATACGCTCTTGGTTGATCCAGTTTGGAGTGCGTACTGTCCAGACTCTTTATAATATTGTTGCGCCATTGTAGCAGCTTCCTGCGCTTTAGGTGATAGATTGAGCGATTGTTGATATGCTTCCCTATAAGTTATTTTTGTATTAGGAATAAAACTGTCTATTAATGGGTCCGTACTTTTAGCCATTTCTTGAAGATGCGCTGTATCTCCCCCAGCGTCAATGAATAACTGAATACCTTCTTGTTCTTTTGGCGCAAGTGCTTTCATCGTGTCACTAAGTTGGTTCCCTGTTACTATTTGAGCGTTCATCTTTCCAACATAGCCCTGCCGTATATCAGTAGACGTTGCTTTATCATTTTTACCAATGTTTATATCGATTGGCTTGGTATCAACATATTTACTAGGCACTTGTTCTGTTGTTGTAGCGTTAGGGTCCATGGACAGCTTGGGAATATCACTAGCAGGTGTTAAGTGATCCATATTTGCAGCCGAAACAATATTACCCTTGGGAGTTAGATTGTCTGTGCTAGAAGGTAAAACAGGCACACTAACATCCTGTGTTCCCTTTAATACGTCATTAATAGGAGCATTATTGAGTTGTTGTGGTTGTAATGGAGTGCTGTTGAGCTTCTCCGTTTGCTGTGCCCTCTGCTCAGATGGACTCTTATACTTGGGTAGTTCTGCCGCTGGTATAGGCTGTTCAGGTGCGATTGTAGGAGTTGTAGCTTCAATAGGTTGCGGTTGTACCTCACCAGGCTTTACGTGCCCTCCAAGACCGTCCAGAGAGCCACCTAGGACTTTTCCTGCTCCCCTAAACCCTACACCACCAAGGAATATGCTGGGAGTTTGTTTTTCTGCCTGAAGTAGAGATTGAAGATTACCACCTTGCGAGATATTTTGAGTAGGCGCAACAATGGAAGCATAGGTTGCAGCGTCTAATAAACCGCCTTTGACTATGCCCGGTAACTTAGAGCCAACTTGCTCAGCTAAGGGCAGAAGGGAAGGCGCAAGTTTACCGATACCTTTACCTATCATCCCTACAGCATTCTGGCCTGTTGCCCAAAGTGGTATCTGAGGTATCTGCTCTCCAAATTGTGATAATAAAGTATTAGAGGGATGTGCATCCAAGTAATTTTGTTGTAACTGCTCATTACCTTGTTGTTGTTGTCCATAACTTGACGCTTGTGGGTTGCTGCTATTAGCTAACATTTGGTCGAAGCTCTTAGCCATGCCGATAGAACCAACTTTGGATAGACCTTGCTGTAATCCTGTTCCAATTTCTCCGAGTGCTGGCTTTAATGTATTGCCAAGCCCTTTTAAATCAAACCTGGCTAGTTGGTCAATGAAGTTTGGCGCCTGTGGTAATGTGTCGTTACCTCCGCTAAGGCCCTGTATATCTCCATGCAATACCTGATCCCACCAATTTGGGGCAGGAGTATCAACAGGAGCAGGAGAATCCACGGGCGTAACTGAACTACCTTGATAAGCGTTATTATCCGCTGGCTGTCTAAAGTCTGTGCTAAACTTATTTCCACCAATGCTACCAAAATTCCAGCCCATTACAGTTCACCTGGCGTTGTTTCTATGCCTGCATAGTTATAGATGTACTTGATTGCATCAGTTAGGGAGACACCAGCTTTGCTGAGTGCTGCTGCTTGACTTTCTAATGACATTTGGACATTACCAGGAGATACGCCATTATTAATTTGCTTTTGTATCTCAGCTTGAACATCATTTGTGTTATTAACTTTGTTTTGTGCCGTTGCCTTCGGCGCTACTGCTTTTGCTGCGCTCGCCCGTCTTGCTAATGCTGCTTGCTGTGCGCTCTGAGCCAAGGCTTGCTGCTTGTAAGCTTGGTCTACGTTGAACTGTCTAACTTGTTCAGCCATTTGCGCGTCTTGCTGTTGCTTTAACGCCGCCGCCGTTACTTCCCTTTGGTACTCAGCAATCCTAGCCGTCATGGCCTGAGCTTCTGCCTGTGCTGTTGCGGTTGCTACGCCTGAATTATAGGTGTTATTTGTGTCTGCTTGGCGATGGGTTATATCTGAGTTGGCTGCTGTTTCTGCTGTATTAAGCACGCCAATCTGACCCTGCAAAGCTGCGTCATTACTCATTTGTGCTTGTCCTGCTAAACCTGAGTTTGTTTGGCCACGATTGGCTAGGAACTCAGCAAAGTTTTTGGCACCCAGTTGGGATTGTGTTGACGCTACGTTTCTTGATTGATAATACTGAGGCGCTATCTTCGCAGATTCTACGTTTAGACCTGATAAAGCAGCGTCCCTGCTTGCTCCGAGTGCCGAGGTTGACGCTGCTATCTGTGAATTTTTGAGAGAATCTATCTGAGCAGTTACCGCCGTGTCTGTGGGAATGTCTGGCGCACCATTTGCCATTGTATCAGCTCCTTTCGAGGGGTGAGTTTATTGATCTGCTCTAAATCTGAGATTGACTACAAGACTTGTTTTACAGGCTTGCTCTCCGATATGAATGATTCCTGTATTCTCTACGACAACAGGGACAGTTGTATGGTTCGCCGGGTTATCATTCGTGTCACAAGGGGTTGTGATCGGTATGCTAGGTCGACATCCAGCAGGAAGAGCGTTAACCATAATAGTACCCCCTGTTGTAGCACCAGAACCTGTAAAGTAGACATTGACATACCCTAGAGCGTCTTTCCAATATCCTAGATTCGCGCCATTGTTCCAACCATTTAATAGAGTGAGGGGAATCCAAGGAGGAAGTGCTGTTTTAGCGTAAAGGTTTAAACCATGTGCCGTTGTGGTGTTTGATATATGAGTTGCTACTGTATCCTTGGTTTGCCCTGCCGTATTGGAGAGTTTAACGTCAGTTATTGATCCGTCAGATACGGTACCCAATACTATTCCTGCTAATTCTGCTTTAGTAGCAATCAAAGAATCTATTTCACTTAGAAGAGTTGAGTTTAGAAAGTTCTTTATATCTATGGATGCCTGATCGCAAAGCAGTTTAAATTGTGTAGCCGTTAATCCACCTTCATCATTGGGTTGGTTCGCTTGCTTTTGGTGATTAGCCACGTCTACTGTAAATTGAGTCATTGCCATATTATCGCACCTTTCCACCGAGCCGAGCCGGTAAGTTAATTGATAGAATTGTCGCTGTTGTCTTAACACTTGTATTTTTAAGAACAACCTTAGCATAAGTGAATCCCATTGCCGGAATCTCTAGGTAAAATGGTTGTGGATTAGCGGAGGTTAAATAACTCCAATGTGCATAGTCGACATGGTCGTAGCAAGCTAGGTTATAGTCGATTATCTCAGGATTACTAGTTCCTTCATTGTTTGTAACCATTTGAACATTAACGCTTGCTTTGGCTTCTGACTTCATGGAGATCCATTCATTAACCATGTACTTGGTCAACCATTCAGCACCAAAGTGATGGAATCCCATTTCCCAAACATCATTAATAAGAACCCCGTTGTCCGATAAGAGATCCTTGCTAAACTTCATAATTGTTCCTTCTGTCCCAAAGTAAAGTTCGCCATTAATCTCTAGGAAATTACTGGCAGGAACATTGTCTCTCTTGTACCACACATCAAATCTATAGTTATAGATCCACACTACAGAGCCAATACAAAGCCAATACTCACCCTTTTCTTTAAAATTGCAAGTGATAGCTTTTGTTAGGTCCTGGTCTACTAAAGAATCCCAAACACGTTGGCTTATAAGCTTCTCGTTTGTTTGATCTCTAACGGTAGTTCCTGCCCACTCATGCACTCCATTAAAGATTGTCATTGCTTTATTTTGGATAATTTGCGCTTGGTTAGGAGCCATATTTCCAATTTCTTCATTAAGTTCAAACGATGGGAAGGAGACAACATCAATTCCATTTAGAGGAGTTGAAGCGTAGTAGCTGAACATTGCTCCCACTTCAAAAAATATCTTTTGTCTGTCATACTGTTTTTCTATGGAGGTTATGGCATATTGACCTGTTCCGAGATCGTCAAAGGATGCCGACTCGAAATACTCAGCAGAAGGTACGCCATCAGCAAGTCCTGTCCAACGTCTACGAGCTTTATTAGCAGGATCTCCCCATATGAATAAACGCGAGTCGGTCTGACCGCTGTAATCCATAGCATAGAGACATTTTTCTACGGTTGCGCGGTTGCCTAAGCCTTTTGTCCACCCAATATCTACTGTTCCCGGTGTTCCTCCTACTGGCGCAACTGTGAATGTTACCGTGCCTAGTGTTAGATCCTGCGTGTAGTCTGTGCCTAGAACCTTTGTAGAGTTGACGTTCTTAACAAAGTCTATTGAGTCTACACCCTGTTCTACGATCTTATAGACCGTCTTAACTCCATCAGGACTGAATGTTTCATGCTTCATTCCCGTTAGATCATTGTTAAGCTCATATGAAGCTCCTAGGCCTACGCCTATGCCACCATCGGGAGGCGCATTGATAACTACCTTAGGTCTGTATCCCACGACTGTTGCAAAAGTTGTACCGTCCCAGCTCTTGTACTCCACACCGTTGAACATATAAACTTTGTTCTGGAAATAAATAAAAGACGTTTTCGCGTCTGCCATAGTTCCTATTATTGATGTTCCACTTAGCTGGTTAAGAGTGAGATTGTTTAAGGAAGTTAAGGTTAGTTTTTCCACGTCTCTCAGGGTATAAGATAATCGTTTGTAAATATTACCATGATGAGCGAATAAGTGAACGGATACTCCGTTGACAGGTCCGCTCCACTGTCCTTGTATTATTCCGGGTCCTAGGACTGGAAATAGAGAGGAATAACCGTCCGTCTTTCTTAGTTTTCGTCCGTCCGTTATCCTCCAATTAAGCATTTTAGACGCTTCACCAAGTTTTAGCTCCGTGCTTCCATCCGAACTCTCATTTAAACCAAGGAATACATTAATAGTTGTTGGTGCTAATTGCTTTGGAATAATTATTCTAGCCAATATATCACCTCCATTTATGTCGGATAATGCGTCTACTACGACATAGTTTGATCTAAGTCTTTTATCCTTTTTGCAGGAACGCCAGCATATAAGCCGTTTGGTTTGCAATCTTTTGTTACAACTGATCCAGCAGCTATAACGCATCCATTACCAATTGATACGCCCGGTAAGACAGATGCGCCACCACCTATCCAACAACCATTGCCAATGGTAATTTCCTTAAACAACATTTTACCAGCGCGTTTACTTGAGTCTCCCATTTCATGGGTTACTGCCATAAACAATACATTCATAGCGATAAAAGTATTTTCGCCAATATTCACAGCACCTTGGAAATTACACCTTGCATTGATGTATGAACCTTTGCCTATAGTCACCCATTTACTTTCAAAATAACAGTTATGTCTTATTTTCCAAGCGTTATTATTCATTCCACAACTTCTATAAATTATATTTCTAAGTCCAGGCGCCATAATTCTTGATGCAGCTAATCCGTTAACTAATAATTCCCAATGTAATTGCTTAATATATTTTATGAAGATATTCATTATTTCCCCCTGTAAAACTTTATATATTAATAAGTTCTACAGTTTACCAAAAAAATCCTTTATTAAATACTTATGTTCTCGCAACTTCATTCCATTTTATATCATCTCACTTTTTACTTATTAATGTTCCTACTACTACTTAATATTCTTCTTCACAGTAATTGTTTTCACATTCCTCACAAGTGATCTGAAAGACATCTGTTCCTTCCATTGTTCCACCAGAAACTGTAACATTATTGCTTCCACACTTTTTACACGTTATATTAAACAATTCATTATATTTCATAAACGCAAATTCTCCCTTCGTTAACTAAGTCCTAGCTAGTTCGTTCCACTTTGTCCCGTTGAATATCAAGCTTAATAGTTTATGTTGGTGTTATCAAGAGTTACTTATTAACCTTATTGCCACAATCACATATCACTTCTACTTCGCCCTCATAGCCGGGGAACAGTTCAATAACCGTGTTATTCGCCCCAGTACTCCCCCATACAGATTCCTTACCACAAATATTACATTTTATTATGAAACCATCCAATAGTCTAACCTCCTACGTTCTTGCAATCTCATTCCATTCTGTACCATTGAATATTAGCGATAAGGTGTTGCGTTGCGTACTCAAGATAAAGTCTGACGCATCTTTCAATATAATATTACCTGTTTGTGTTACTGTTAATGCGTTTCCAACTTCTAGGATATACATAAGCTGACCAGATACACCGTCAGTAATAGTTGCTAAGGTTTGTATTGCTGAATTGAAAAATATATTGGTGTCTTTTGCAGAAAAACCACCAGAAGGTATCCATTTGGACCGCAGAACTAACGGAGATAAACTATGATAACCATGTGCCCCATTGTTTACATTTGGGGTTTCCTCTATCAGTGAAGTGCCTGTACATCCATCAATAGTAAGGTCCCCAAGAGATATATTATTAAATATTCTGCGCCCATCTAGTCTACTGTCCCTAATACTTCCGTTGAAATTTGTACTAGCAAAATTAAAGGCGATAGTGGTTCCCCATAGTAACGATGAAGTTATGGATAATCCTTCGCAATAGTCACCGGCAGAAGTTATGTGCATACCATCAGTGGGAGAATTAACCGCATTATTTTCTATATAGCATGTGTCAAAACTGATCTGACGAACATTATAAAGATACACACCCCCGTTATTAGGTATAGCACCATCTGACCCATTAAATTCTACAGAACATTCAACAAACTTTGTCACAAGAATAACGCCAGATACGTCGTGTTTAAGATACACACCGTATCTTAAAGCGCCCATAATTATGAGTTTTTCAAAATATAGAAATGTTACATTGTCCGTAGAATCAATATGGAGGTTGTCTACAAGTGCATTTAATAAAATGCTATCACGGAATGATAGGTTGCAAAGTCTATCTTGCGCAGCGAAGTTATACTTAAACCCTTGTATTAGTAGGTTATAGAAATTATGATTGTCATTGACGGTGCTTGGGGCACCACCGGCATAAATACTAATACCAATAGCGTTCAAGAATGTTACATTATTAGTCATAGTAACATCATGGATCGTAATATACTGCTTAGCTATTGTGGTGCTATTTATTCTAAAAACAAAGGTATCTGATATTGGCACAAAGTAAGTATTATTTGGGCCATCTCCGAAAAATTCCATAGTGGAATTAGCACCAGCAATATCTAAACTGAACTTATAGTTTCCTTTAGGGAAATAAAACTTTTTATTGCCACTAGCAATTGAATTTAAGATTGCTTGAGTACAATCAATATCAGCATAGGTGAAGTAACGCAAAATATTAGAGTAGGGAAATGTTTTATTAATAACCCCTACCTCGCCTCCGAGCAGAGGATATGACGTAGTTTCAGCCAACTGCGCAGTATGCCCTGCCACAACCCCAGCAATACCAGGATCAGCTTGAACAGGATTAGATATACCAAACCATGAACCTGTGTAATTACCATTTGCGTCTAATTTGCGGTTATTTGTTAAGTCATCCATTGTCTCATACTTAGCGTCAGACAAAGTTTTATTATAGTATTGTGCGTCATGGTCTGCGCTTGTTTTATGCGTTAATACGGTTGTGTTTGTAGCTGTAATCGAGCTATTAGTTGCCATTAAATTAGTTTGTGCCTTAGTGTCAGAATATACATTCGCTGCGGTTTGTGCTACGTCTGCTTTAGCTTGTGACCCTGCCGGGGTTTCTTTTGCTGAAACAACTGCTTCTACTTTGTCCCAATTGTCGTTCATCATCGTTGTAATATTAAACATATCATTCCCGTCAACTACGGGGTCCTTCTTATATAGATTTAGATTTGGTGTATAAGTTGCCATTAAATCGCCCCCATCGAATGAATTCCGTAAACGTCGACTATCTTTGCTTCTGATACTGGTTGTTTGATATTGTTTTCAAGGCGTAACTGCTCAAACATACTTTGGAAGAATGATGCTGAGGCAGGATCTTCGATTAAGAGAAGGTGAGAAGCCAAGTAATAAGATCCACTCATAGAGCTTAATTCATCGACTTGTAGTGTCTGCGTTAAGTCTGTGATTGTGGTAGGAACAGGCTTGTAAACGACTCTCACTTTACCAACGTAATAGTAGTTGATATAAAGGTCTTTTCTGCCCTCCCACTTATAAGTGGAACTTTTGTTATATTGTCTATCCGGGTATTCTTCGATAATCTCGTCCACGCTCTTGAAGTCACTTGGCATAGTTGCCTTAAACCAAGGCCGATAATCTGGAATCCTAGCAGGGTCTAAACTCATTCCAAATAATGCCCTGTTTATGGTCCTGTAATAGTAAGGACCTGACAATCTTATGCGTGACTTAGTTGCACCGCTTGTAGGTACCGTCACGCCCTTATACGCGGTGAAGTTGGTTACGGTTGCAGGAACATTGATCGTTGCGAGCGTATTCCACTGTGTTGTGTAGTCCTCGATATACACAGTACCTTGTCCGTCTGCTTCAAAGTAGTAAGAGAAGGCTTTCCCTGCTGTCTCAAACGTAACATCAGCCAAGGGATAAATCTTGCCATACTCTTGAATATCAAAGCCTGTTATCAGTCCATACAAAGAAGGGATCGGGCTGTTGCTTATCTCAAAGGTGTTGTATAGGTCGCTTGAACGGACCATAATATTCTGCCATAACGTAAGCAATCCAAGAGAGCGAGCGCGATATGATGCGGTTTTTCCTGCGTCTATTGTTCCGTTGGGGCTTCTTTTGCTTATTAGGTCCATCGCAAAATTAAAGATGTCTTGTGCTAAAAACATAGGGCTTTCCCCCTTTAATAAAAAAAATAAGGCAGGAGAAATTAATCCCCTGCCTTCATGGTGAGAAGTCAGATACTACTCATTTGCAATTTGCTCTGAGAATGGAATGACTTTTCCTTTTTTGTCAAACTCTACTTCTGTGACAAACGTAAATCCTTCGCGTTCTACCATAGCTTTCTGACTTTCGTCACGAATCACGATGGTTGCACCGTCTTTTTCGTATTTCCACATAGGCTTTCTCCTTTAATTATAATGATTATAAATTCTTGTGCGTGTACACGGCCTTTACTTTGCTGTGCAGAACGAACGCGTCATAGATGATACGACCTTCAACTAGGGAACCGCTGACACCAGGAGGATTATCATGGATCTTATAGTCCTCTAGTTTCTTAGGCGCTACAGTAGCACTTGGATGACATCCAACAAAGTCAACATTGGCAGGGAGATAGATTGAGGGGATGCGAACAATCTTCACACCGTCAACTTCTCCGATTTGTCCATTGATGAGCATTCCTTGTGCAAGTTCAGACGCTTTAATGAAGTTGTTGTCCAACTTGATGAGCGTGTAGAACGCAGGGGATACAAACGCCACAAGATTGGCAAGGGGAACTTTGTTGTCCGAGAAATACTCAGACATTGCAAGGAATGAAGCATACGCAGTTGTTGCAGTTAGGACTGCAGCCGTAGGAGATCCTCCGTTAGCAATTGCAGCTGCTACCATTGCAGTCAAACGATAGGAGTCTAACTCTGGTACAATCACTTCGTCTTGTTGGCGGGCGAGTGCTTTTCCTGCGTCCATTGCTCCGACTGTTTCCTCTGCGTTACCTTTGTCAATCGTGAATGTGAATCCACGATCTTTGGCGAGAACGTAACTGGTTTTGTTGTTTTGAAGTTCAGCAGGAGTGCCGTAACGGTTTACGCCAGTACGGGCATAATCAGCCATTGCTACAGTTGGGATGTCATACACGGTTACTGTGTCTACGCCGGACCACTCATAAGATTGATTGACCGCAGCCTCTGTCATTGATTTAAGTTTGAATCGTTCGTCTACTACTGGCGAATACTTTGCAGCTAAATTTACAGCCATTGTATACACGTCCTTTTATTTTTATTTGATACTATTGAATCCTCTAATGAATGGATCTTCCTCTGCTGTCTCTTGACTACCATGTGATGTCACAGAGCCCACAGGCGCCTTTCCTGCCACTTCACTATTGTGTTCGAGTAGTTTTATACGCTCGCGAAGTGTTGCGTTCTCATGCTTGCTATAAGCAGAGATAAGTGGAACTCCGTTTGCGTTTTCTTGCCAAACTTCGGGCGGTATAACGTCTGTCTTTCCGTCAAAGTCTCGCTTGTTCTGTTCCTTGAACCAAGTTAAGAAGGTGACTTGATCAGCTTGCTTGGCTTGTTCATCCTTTGCATCTGTCTCCTTCTGCGCCTGTTCATCGTCTTTGACTTTGCGCTGTTCACGGTCTTGCCTTGATGCTATGAGTTCGTCCTGTACGGACTGAGGAAGTTCTTTGTATTCCTCTCTCATCTTTTGTTCAGCAAGGGCTTGTTTGTATTGCGCTTCTGTTGTGATCTTGGAGCCGTTCCACTCATAAGATTGCTCTGCTACATAAGCGTCTCTAGCTTCCTGCTTAGAGCGTTCAATAGCCTTGTCCGCATTCATACCCTTCTGTGCATACTCTCTCGCTTCGTCTTGGGTTATCTCCATGTCGGTGTGATTGAACTTTACCTTGAACTTTGCTTCTGTCTCCACTGGTGCGGTTGGTATTTCCGTCTCAGCTTCGACTATGGGTTCCTCTGTCGTTGTTTCAACTACTGGTGTGGTAGTCTCTACTAAGTCAGAGTTGTATGAGTCTATTTCGCTTGGACTTCCTGTGTCGGTTTCTGCCATCATGTATGGTTGCATGTGCAGTTTATTGAACATGATATAACCTCTTTCTTGTGCCTATGGTTGGGCACGATAACTAAGGTGCTGTCTAAGGGCACAGCACTTACCCTCTGTAATTGGGCATATAATAAGAGCCACTTTTGTTGAAGTGACTCATCAGTTGGCTTGCAGATGTGGGTATGGATTTGCACCATACATAAGAACAACGGTTTATCTGATTTGTTTCCATTCGCAAAACGGATTTTATAACTCCGTGGTTTCAGCACATAAGACGGGAGTTACCTTTTGCGTGCTCTCTCTAAGATTGCTTATACCGTAGCGTCTACCTATTTCGCCACCACATCATTGAATTATCTTAACAAGGTTTTCCACCCTTCTTAGGTGCCATCTTTGGAGTAGGTTTCTTTACTGTCTTAGCCATGTAATCACTTCCTCTCATTTTTAAAGAGTTCATTATAAATGAATATGATTCCTATGATACCTAATAATCCACATACAACATCTAGCATTACATTCCCATCATGCCCTTAGGCATTGCTCCCTTTACCATACCCAAGCCCTTCTTAGCCATGGGTTTCTTCTTTGGCATAGTTTGTGGTGGCATACCTGGCATTGGTTTAGCCATAGGCATTGGTGTACTCTTTTGGGCTAGTGCTTGGAATTGACTGATTGCTTTTGCTGACGGTTTCTTAGCCATTCGGTTGCCCTCCTTGTTGTTGTTGCATTAACTGCATTAATGTTTCTTCCATCTGTTGGTCAGGCATACTCTTCAACTTCGCTTGAACGTCAGGTGGGAGAGTCTCCATGAACTGCGCTAGCTTCTCATATAGTGCACTGTTGTCCTGTTGCGGTGGCTGTTGTGGTTGCCCTGGTTGCCCTGGTTGCCCTGGTTGTGCTGGTCCTCCTGGTTGTGGTTGCATTTGTTGTTGCGCTAACCGCGTTTTGATGCCGTCGATTAACTCCTGCTTGTCAGTAATATATCCATCAGGCAGAGCGTCAAGATAATCGAGTATGTCGATTGACCCCTGCTTGAGTAAGTTGTCTAGCGTTTCAACTTGCGACACTTCTGACCAGTAGTTTGCCGCGCCTACGTCACACTTCACATTCAGCCATATATTCTTTAAGGCTGAGAAGTCGAAGTCCTCTTTTGTCTTACTACCTTTTCCATCATCAATAACGATAGGACGCTTTCCATAATAGGTCCCCATCATATCTAACAAGATTCTGCTTATGTCAGATACCCACTCATACAAGTTTGCTTTGACGTTCCCTAAAGGTGCTTGTGCCGCTGTCTGCATTGCTACAATAGCGCGGTAGTTCATAGCGTGCATTGAACCTGTTAGAGCGTCGTTTATGCCTAGGCTTTCTTTAGTCTGAGTAATGGCTAGTTCTATGACTTGCACAATCTGATTAGACATGTTGCCAGGTTGTAAGTAGGTTGCGGCGTTCGATATGTTCTCTCCCGGGTTCATACCAGTTAAGGGAATTGCTGTTCCTATCTCATTAGACCAACCTGATATTCTGTCGGCGTCATACACAGCCTTAGGGAAGGCAGTCATCATAAGATTGTACATGACCATAGCGAACATCCGATTGATGAAGATTTGGTTTGGTATCATACCTGTTGCTACAGCTCTGCCGTGGTATTGGTTCTTTTGCTTCTCCCAACACAACCACGCAACAGGATAACTTGTGAGTCCCGTGTCAATGTCTTTGTAGATGTAGACGTTCTCTAAGCACTTACTGACTTTGATTGTCTTTGTTGTCTTATCATACTTGTAGATGATGATGTACAAAGCTTTGCCGTAGTTATCGCCGATGATCTCTATCTTTCCAGCGTCTCCGGCTTGACCATCGACCATCTTATCAGTTGTGATTGAGTCGATGTCTGCCTGCTTTGCCTTATATCTCTTTGCTTCATCTCGCAAGTTCTCGACCATATCACGCCCTGTTATGATTATATAAGGTTGAGTCTTGGTATCTATCTTGGGATTATTAGCATTGCCTAGCATGACGTTTGTACCATCGACTAACTCTAGGTTTATCTCACCTTTGATGTCGGTGAACGCGCCATTATAAGGCTTTGCTTCTGGATCAAAGTACATATGTGCAGCAACGTCACCCATGATGGCAGCGTCGAATAGTGCGTCTCTTATTCTGTTGTCCATGCCGAACTTATGAAATAGATTGCCTATCTCTGACGTTGCTATGTCTGAGGTGTGCTTCTCATCCGTCATGGTTGGATCGACTACATTACCATCGTCGTCCTCAGCGTAGACTAGGGGCTCACAGTTGGTTGCTACTGCGTTAGTGGTGATGATGGCAACAAAGAAGGTTACTGCTCGTTTAATGATGTTAAACACAGGCTTCGGGAGTCCGTCTGCAACTACATTGCGCCACTGATTGCCACTCGCAAACGCAAGGTTAGCGTCTATTGTGGTGTAGTAGTCGGGAACGCATTGATGGTTGTATGTGCGTCCCTTGGTATACTTCTGCCAATCTTCCGTTTGTTGGCTTACGCTGTAGTTATCTGCCATTACTTATCACCTCTCGCCACTCCGATGTCATAGTTGAGTATGTTCTGCCATCCTTGCGCCATCTCTTTGGCTTTACGCTGCTGCTCTTCTGTTGGTTCAACGACGATAGGATTTGTCTTACTGCCGACTTTGTATCCTGCATAGAAGGAAGATATAAGGGCAACAAAAAAGACTAAGCCGAAACCTAGCCCGATAAGGATCTGCATGTGTTCACCTTCCTTTCATAGTTCTGCAAGGTACACCATTTAGAACGTATATTAAGTATTAAACAATGCAGTTATATCAACGGTTATAGGTGTACTATAAGGTTTATTTTTTATATATAGAACGCTCCATTAGTAGCAATGTACTTTTAAATCACTTAAACGTCAAGAAAGACTTAGGCACGCTACCTCCTGTCATGCTCTTGACCATTTCGCTATGTTTCTTCTCGAACTCGTCAGGTTTCTTCTTTGTTCTCTCCTTGAATCTCATGCACTCATCGTTGAGAGCGTACCTTGTCATGTCAATGGCATGGTTGTTGCGATCCGGATACCCTGCCTTGAAGTTACCATTCGCATCCTTATCTAGCTCATACGTTAAGAACTCTCTCGCTGTCTCAGGGCAACGTTTATCGTCAATGATGATCTGTTCTAAGTCCTGCAGAAACTTGATGCCAAACTCGATGGAGTCAGGCCCCTTCTTTACTGGTCTTATCCTTAGTCCGTACTGCCTTAACTCGTTGATGCTTTTAGGCTCTGCCGAGTCTGCTGTGACCATATCATTGGTCTTGTTCTCTACCTTAACTAGCTCATAGGCTGAGTGGTTACTTAAGCCTACCTTATAGATCTCAAAGAAGATGTAGAGCGTCTTATGTTTCATGTCGTAGTGCATTGTACCATAACTGAATGGATCGACGGCATAGCCAAAGTCCATACCGCGTCTGGTTACCTCAAAGCCTTTGATCTCTTCATCTGAGATAACCCTGCACAGCACGTTGTCAAACACTTCACCGCCTGTGCCAACTACCTCTCCCAGGTATTCATGCTCGTATGCTATCGGCTTAACTAGCTTAAGGTGCTCTGCCTCTGTTATAAACTGCTGTCCTAACCACTGAGTAGGTACTGTAAGGTAGTTGCTATGATGTATGAGTCTATCATCCCTCGTTAGCTGTACCTCAGCGTTGACCCAGTTGTTTGCACTCTTAGGAGGGTTATATGAGTAGAACACGCAGAAGCCATTACCACCGCGCATGAGAGATTGATTGATCATTCTTATTTCTTCCATGCCTGCGAACTCGTCTAACTCTTCATACCATATATATTTACAGTAACCACTTTTAAAGGTGATTGACTTGATCTTCTTGGGTTTGTCTGCGCCACGGAATAGGATCTTCTGCCCTGTTGGAAGGTATGTCATAACGAGCTGTGCCTCTGGTATGTTCCAGTACGCTTCTACGCCTAGTATGTTGATTGCCCAGGCTAGTTGTTCAAACACTGAATCGTGTAGCGTATCCTTTACCTTACGCAGACACACGGCGTTAGCGTTCTTATCCTTCATTATACCAAGTATGATCTCTACGGCTGTAAAGGAAGATTTAGTACTGCCTCGACCGCCGTTCAGCCAGTAGTGAACATGTTCTTTGCGCTTGATGTCTGAATGTACAGCAGAGAACGAAGGGGCTATTGCCGTTGATAGTCTCATTCTATATCATCAACTATCTGTACTCCGACTGTTCCAGATAGATTAATATTCTCAGTTAGAAGGCCATATCGTTTAGCGAGTAACTCTGCTGCTTTGTTTCTGTCTCTTGGTGCAACTTGTTTACGTGCTGTCTTTGCCCTGCTCATGCCTTCTCCCATGCCCTCTACTACCACGCACTCTTCATCTATATCGCCGCGCAGTACTGATGTAAGATAGCGAAGTACTTCATCCTGCTTGGCTATGGTATCGTCCTGCTTGGATTGTATCAATTCGTCTATAGCCTTTTTGATTGCAGGTTTCCTAAGGTTTTCATCACCTATGCTATGTGCTGTCCTAGGGGAGTATCCGGCACGAATGGCACTCGCCGTTGCATTGCAATCTATTAAGTATTCATTTATAAATGCCTGTTGCTTTGGCGTTAATGCCATTGTGCGTCACCTCCCTATTGTATCTTTGGTTTAACTACTCTCTGTTTGTGATACTTGTCAAACACATACTGTATGAACTCTTTTTTTAGATCAAACATTTGCAATATAAGATCAAAAGCTTTTTCCCATATCTTCAAGAATATTATGATTCCAGATCCTATGCCCATGCCTAATACTAGATAAAAGCAAAACACTTGCCATATGTTCATCCGATCCACACCCCCGTATTACTACTCATCATCCTACCGAACGCCGTAAACGCTGCGCTTTCCTCGTACTCAGCCGTTAGCCATTCACCAACCCATGATTCTTCCCTGCACTTCTCACTCTCTCTGTTCCACCGTTTGCATGTTACACAGGTTACTCTCGCATCGTCGTATTTCTCTATAAACTCTTTACATGAATGGCTACTAATAGCGGTCATTATCGTTACACCTCACTATTATATTTAATAACTGTCTGTAATGCGCTAATCTGTATCTGTATTGCCTTTAACATTTCTCTACCACTCTGATACTTAAACTCTGCTACATCTCTAAGATATTTTAGATCCGATTGGTTTCCTCTGGCTATATCGTTAATGAGTGTTACGCTTTGGCCCTCTAGCTTCAGCTTTACTATTTCCTTAGCTAATGCACTCCGGTAGTTCTTCTCTGCCTCTGCGTTATCCTTAGCTAGTGAGAACAGTACATCTATTCCCTTGGCTAACTTCTTACTCGCTGTGTAGATTTCGGTAGCTATGCTTTGGATCTCTATTGCACTCACCTCATTTTGAAAATAAGAAAAGGCGCATCCATTTAGACGCGTCTTTGTTGTCATTTACGGCCTGACAAGGCTTTTTATATTAGGGTATGACCTTATAAGGTAAGTATATCATGAGTAACTACTATTTGTCAATATCTTCAATATATTAATGTGATACTAATGTGATATCATTTTACGTTTCTTCCCACACATACACTGTCTTTTTATTTCCCTTTCCTTTCTTAGCTGTCTTACTCTTTGATCCGCCACCAGGGACCGTTATCTGAGTGAGTGGAAATGCTTCTTTATGATGCAATCCCTGAACTGGATTCTTATAATAATAACTCATTCGTTCATCATACGACATTTCGTCTAAGTTAGTATACCAAGGTCCACGCATTTCCTTTTTTGCTATTACGCTTACTATCTCTGGATGATATGCCCCTTTTATGCAAGCAACATGGTTTAAGCAATCTTCGCAGTTGCCCCACCCATGAGGGCAAATGAGTTTTATCGCGTCTTGCCTAGCCTCTTTTATTATCTCTCTCTCTATTCTCTCCGCTATCTCCTTCATTCTTTAGGCCTCCTCTCTTGATCCACATCCTTCATTGGTATATATCTCAGCCATAACGCTTCTATCATGGCCTTCTGAAACTCATTCAATCTGATGCCCTACCTATCGCAAATATACAAAACAATGAGAACCCCATAACCGTCCCGATCACTAAGCCAATCATCAACGATGCCAAGTCTAACAACATCCTAATCAATCCTTTCTATCCGTTAGTTAATCTAAACCATATATCTGCTAACCAAACCAATCTCATTTCACAGTTATCAAGTGAGGGGCACGACTTGCAGTTGCATGACGTTTTTTTAATAAACTCAGCTAGGGTTATGCTACACTTCTTCATTTCTCTTCCTCCCTATTTCTCATTAATGACTCCATGGCTCCCACGGCTACCGCTGCAACATGGGTTAATTCCTTAAGTAGATTCTCGTAGCCTCCCTCATGCTTCTTTGTTGCGTTGTTGAGGTATGTCTCGTTAACCGCCTGGCAATACTCACCGAACTCTTCCCCTAGTATCCCTACCCATGCTTGTTGTGCGTGGTTCTGTTCCCCCCACTTTATGTCCTGTCTGTTGCGTTCTTTATCTATTAAGGATAGTACTTTATCCCTTGTTGGTATTGGTTTCCACCATTTATACGCGCTACATGCTCCTATTAAACAAAATCCCTGTGCATTATGCATACAAGTTTTACATTCTCTTTTCATTTCTAATCCCTCCCCTTACAAATTTGTTTTCCGTCCTTGCTCTGAGAACATGATGCGCATGGTAACTGGTCTATGTGGCAGTACTTGAAAGTACAGTCTGAGCATTTTAATATCATTTCGCTACCTCCTTTTCCAGCCTATCCAATGCTTTCATTACCACCAACACTATTTCGTCCATTTCTGCTTTTGTTAGATGTTCATCTACTTCCCGCATTAGCTCTCGAAATTTTATCACCATTCTTGTTGTCATTTTGCTACCTCCTGTTGAGTTGTTGTTATGTTGTATTCTTCTCTGATCTTCGCCCAGTACAAGGGATACAGGTCCTCCATGAACCCCTCCCAGTACCTTCGCCATGCTATTGATTGATGTGGGCTTTGCTTCCCTAGGCTGTGATGTTCCAAGCACAGGCAAAGTATGTTCTCCTTGTCGTTCTTCCCTCCGTGGCTTTTGAACAGTACATGATGATGATTTATATTCCTTGACCAGCATCCTGGAAACTGACACGTTCTTTCATCTCGATTGTCTACCTCTTTATAGGCTTCTATTTGTGTTGTCTGCTCTTTGCCTTTTCTATATTTCTGCTGTCTGCCTGTTGTCTTGGGAAGCGTAAGCGAATCCCACATATTCACTTCCCTTCGTTCCTTCTTCGCCTTGCTTTTTCTGTTTATATGAGCTATTTTGGATCGTTTTAACTCCGTTCTTTTTAATGCGATAGGACACACCCCTTTTCGCTTATTATTAAATGCTATGTTGTTTTTATTGTTGCTGTTTAATGTAAAGATCATGGTACGTTACACCTACGGCCACCGCTGCCCACACGTCTTTGCTCACTCCGTAAAACCAACCTTGGTTCTTCTTTGTTCCCACTGCCCCGAATCTATCTATCAATGCCTGCCTTATGTTTGAGTCCTTGGCTTTCATGCTGTGGCAGAGGTTCGACTTCTCTTCTTTTCTGTAAATTAATTTTATATTTTCAGTGAATGTAATGGCTTCTCTAAATCTCCCAATCCAGTACACTGTTTCAAATACTTCCTTGCCTACTGCCATCCCATAACTAGCAACCATTTCTATGGCGCAGTCTGTGACTCTCCCCTCATTGGAATCTGGGGGATTGGTTGCGTAAATCATTTTTAATATCATCTCATTGTCGTATTTACCGAATATAACTGGTTTGAGGTCTTTATCTAGGATTACATAAGCACTTTCAGTCGTTCCGGGATCTATTGCTAAGATCATGCTCTAACTCCCTTTCTCCCTATCTTGGTACAATCACATACCCATATCTTTTAAACGCTTGGCATTTCATAAAATTCTTCGATATAACCTGGCATAAATTTAGCTCTGGCATCGCGTGCAACTCTCCCTGCTTCATAAGGATCACCGAATGCACCAAGGTACGTATATTCTCCATTAACCCTGATTGATGCCGTCCACCTATTACCACACTTGGCAACTCCCTTGTATCCGGATGAATTAGCTGTGCTTACTCGCGTGTTTTGTGCGTTCACAAACTTGTCAACATTTCTCATATTGGCTCTCGTATTGTCCAACGTATTATGATTAATGTGGTCCACCACTAACCCATCCGGACAATCCATTAACCACCTATGCAGACTCACTGTCTTATGACCCGACCAGCTTTCAATAACATAAAATGATCCAGTTGGAACAAGACGGCCTAATCTTCTTTTCTTATTAACTGCAGCGCACCACCTACCACCAAATTCTTGCACCTTATTGAGGTCCGTTTTATCTATAATTGCCTTAACTATTGATTCGTCCTTAAGTTCTAAAAATATTTCCACGATGTTTCCTTTGATCTCATACTTATTTTTAATAGCCATCTAACGACTCCCTACACTTGTTGACATACAATCTATAATCATTTGTTTTATCGTGCCTTAGATCATCACCTGAGAGCTTGTACGGGTTATGCGTGGTCCCTACCCTAACCCTTTCTTTCCACGCTCTGTCCTGTGCATGGGCTATAAATCCATTAATGGCTTCTTCCGCTTCCTCTATGTCGGTTGATCCCTCTAGCAAACTGTGTAAGAATCCTCGTACTGGATAAGTTGGCTTATTGTTCATAAGATCTTCTCCTTCCAACTTGAGTTGTTCTAACTCCCTTTATATTTGGGGTTGCGTTAACCTTTCTCTCTCCACAGATTAGGCAACATGTTGAGCTACCTAAAACGTCCCATTCGTGCTTATGTTTCATGCTCTTTTTCACGCTACCCCTCGATGAATTGCAGTTGGCATCATGTTTTTACAGATTTGGTTCCAAGTTGCTCCCCTATCTTCTCTTACAAATTCAAGGCCATCATAGCTAGTTACGTCTGAGTAAAACAGTTCTGCATCCACTATCTTGTATACCTTGACTATATTTACGGTTACGTCATGCAGTAGTTTCTTGATTCCTTTGTCTATCTCAGCAATGGTTAAGGCATAAGCGAAGTTCTTGATCTCTTGAGCTGTTCGAGTAGGTACTTTGTGATCTATTAACATTCTTTGGTGGCGGTATAAGGCTCCTTCGCTTATTCCCATTATCTTAGCCATCTGCACCCATGTGCCACCGCTTTTTGATCTTCCGATTAAGAATTGCTCAGTTGTTGGGTAGAGTTTCATAAGGTTTTCGCATACTGTCATTTCTTTATCTCCCTTTCCTCTGCCATTTTGTTCTTTACCGTATTACATGGAACCGCGCACAAGGCTTTGCGTTGACATGGTGAACAATACTTATTCATAATCTCTATAGCTGTCATTTTTTTCCTCCTTCATTTGTTAGCGTTATAAAATGCTTGAGCGAATCCAGATGGGGTAATGCTCCGTCTTACCTGGCGTTTGTCTAATCCGCAGCCCTTGTTGTATATGAACCCTTCTGGGAACTCTGGGAGATCTTCAAGCAATGTAGCGTCAAACTTTTTAGTTGTGCATTTGATGGGGCTTTTAGTTGGTACAATGTAATTTCCCCATAAGTGCGTTCTCTTTTTGTAGTTGTCACCATAGTCGGCCGGAGTAAATTCAAGGGGTGGATTTCCTAAGAAGTATTTCAAGAATCCTCTGGGGTTTTCTAAGGCCCAGAACTTGAGAGTTGTTAACTTGCTATTTTTGTTTACCAGAGCGTATTGTTGCTGCCATATTATCTCTAGGCATCTTTTAACTAGCTTCATTGACTTCTCTAAGTCTCTGGGATTCTTGGCGTTTGTTCTGGCAAGGCTAAACTCTGTGCAGGTTGGCGCTGCTAGTATGCCGTACACTCCCTTAGGTGGTTCGTAGGTGAATAGATCATAGTCAGGTAGGGTTATTACCCTTACGTCATATCCTGCTTTTTTGTATGGAGCAGACCAGCTTCCGGTTCCACCAGCTAGATCCAGAATTATCTTGCCACCGTTCAATCACCTAACCTCCCTTATCGCTTGTTCCTTATCTTCATATTCCCTGACTTGCATATATTCGGCCATCCGCTCATTACTTGTCATGCCGTGACGTTGTCTATACTGTCTAACTTGGCTTTTCGCATAGCCTGTTTGCTCTATTATTTGTGTATCTGTTAGGCCGTTTTCCCAGAGCACGGTGAGTAGGTTGCCGTTGAGTTTATTTGCCATGTTTTTACTCCTTCATTGGCCTTGTTGCAGCATCTAGTACGTTCCACTTTCTTTTCATCCTGCTAACAAAGGCATTTTTATTTATTCCATTTGCTACCGCCATATCCTCATACTCTTTTGGGTATTTCCTTTTTGCTATTGCTATGTTGTTAATGAGTGTTTTCTTGTCCATGACTGGCGTTGTTGAGGCTTGGTCCATACTCATTCCTCTTGCTACTCTTCCGTAAAATGCGCCACGTGAGATATTGTTTAGCTTGGCAAGATCTGTCCATTTCCTTTTATCCGTGGTTTGTCTTGGTTTGCTTGTTATGGCTCTCTCTATGTTCCATCCCAATGTTCTCACTCTGTCAGTAGCTAACCTTGCGTTGATACCGTTATGCTTTGCTGTTTCGTAATCAGTAGGGGTTATATAAAAGGTGTTCACGGCTTGTTCCTCCTAAAGATAAAATTTGTCATACTTCTTTGGGTCTGTTCTTGGTCTGTTCTTTACTGCCTTGGCTAATAATTCTCTGATATTGTTTGATTGTTCCGGTCCCTGTTCTTCTCCAACTTCGCTAAGGTATTCAGCTTTACTTATTTGTCTTAGTTCCTGTTTGTCTGCTATCATTCGAATCGGTTGATTACCCATTGACGCTATTACGTCTTTCAGCTTTTGCGGTGTTTTGGCATCCACTGTTTCTCTTTTTTCTAATGCTTCATACGCTTTTCTAAACTGTCCTCGTATTA